TAGAAAAATAGAATATTATGGTTGATATCAACGCGTTACGACAAAAGTACGAGGAAATTAACAAGAAGCCTGGAGGTTCCGGTGATTTCTTGGATAAGTTCCTTATGATGGATGAGGGCTCTACAAATGTCCGTATTCTTCCATGGAAAAATGATGAGGATGGTTTTTATGCTGAGAGCGGTATTCACCGCATCAACGACACTAACTACCATTGCCCTCGTGTAAAAGGTGACCCATGTCCTTTATGTGATTTAAATCACAGGCTGTGGCAAACCAAAAATGATGCAAATATTGAGATTGCTAGAGAGATTAAGGCTCGCAAACGTTATTACATGAACGTTGTAGACCGAAGAGATGGAAAGGTTAAAATCCTATCAATGGGTATTAAACTATTCTCAAAGATTCTTGACGCATTTCTTGATGAGGATTTTGGAGACCTTACTAACCTTAAGGAAGGCTGGGATTTCAAAATTGTAAAGGAAAAAAGCGGACCTTGGCCTTCTTTCGATAAGTCGGCTCCACGTCCAAAATCTACCCCGGCAGGTACTGATGCAGAGAGTGCTACTTGGATGGATGAGATTCATGATATTCACGGTCTTGTTAAAATCGCGGATTATGAAACTTTGAAAAACCTAGCTATGCAAATCACTGGCACACCTGATTCGGGTTCTTCCGAGCCTAAGACTGAGGATTCAGGAGGAGATGAGGATTATCTTTCACATCTGAAAAATATTCAGAGTAATTGAGATTAATTTAAAATCCGTTCTTTTATAGGGGAAGAGGTAAACTCTTCCCCTTTTTTTATGAGTAAGAAGAAAAAACTGAAGATTTTAGCCGTCCCTGCTAATACAGGTGGCTGCGCATATTATAGGATTATTATGCCTATGGAGAAGCTCGCAGAGATGTTCCCTGACGACATTGAATTGCGCATGAATGAGAACCCGTTAGGCATTCAAAAAATACAAGACGAGAAGGGGGAACGATTAGAGCCTCCACCGGAAGACTTCGACCCTGTGGATTTGGACTGGTGTGATATTATGTTCACTCAAAACATTTCAAATTACGGGGCTCCTTACACAATGAATTTGATTAAGTCGGCTAAAGAGCGAGGAAAGTTTGTGCATTACGATACGGACGATTTGCTTACTAACTTGTATGAAGGTCATAGATTGTTTGGTGTGTATAGAGACCAGAAACTTTCAGAGATTACGAAGTGGTACTATCACAATGCGGACCTCGTAACAGTTACACAAAGAAAATTTGCGGAGAGAATTTCCGAGTACTGCCAAAACACCTTAGCGGTTGTAAGAAATGCGGTTGATTATAATTTGCCTAATTGGAACCATCCAAAAGTCCCAGCCAACAAAAAGAGCCTATGTAGGTTTGGTTGGGTAGGAGGTATCCACCACGAAGAGGATGTTAAGGAGTTTAGAAGCGTTGCTTTAGGAGTAAATTCTAAGAGAGGTCACGAGAATGTGCACTGGGGTTTTTATGGAAGACCTCCAATAGGTCCTGAAGACGAAAAAGATTGGCAGCAAGAAGTGTGGGATAATTATGAGAAGTATATGACTAGAGGAGTTCATCCACGACACAGAAACTTTGATGTATACCACGCACTTCCCGGAGACCAGTATGGTGTTATGTTTACGCATATGGACGCTTGTATAGCACCACTACAATACAACGAGTTTAATGATTCTAAATCTGAAATTAAAGTTATGGAGGCTGGAAGGTACGGGTTACCCCTAATAGCTTCTGATGTAGGATGCTATTCTGATGTAATTACGAACGGAGAAACCGGCTATTTAATCCCTAGGGATAACCCTCGTAGCGAGTGGGTTAAAGTGCTAACCAGAGTTGCTAAAGATAAGAAGCATAGGGAAGAGATGGGACGTAACCTAAAACAAATTACAGATGAAGCTTACGATATTAATAAGATTATTCGAGGTCGTTTAGAGCTTTATCAAGAACTGTTAAAATTAAGAGACCAAGTAAGAACTAATGAAAATAAAAATACTTAGTGCTTGGTCTCTTCCTGGAGGGTCTACCATAGCTAATATTAATTTATGTAATTTATTTAACGCTAGCGGTTATGACTGTACATTTTATGGTCCTCACGAATGGCAAGAGCACCACTGCAAAGGAGCTTCTCTCGAAGATGTAAAAATTGAAAGTGGTGATGTTATTATTTCTCATTTTTTAGAGATGGGGGAGCGACCTAAAACCGCACACAAAGTAGTTCTATCCTGCCACGAAACTAACGTATTTCCTATTAAAGGGAAGAAGAAGTTTTGGGATAATATTCACTTTGTGTCAGAGTCGCAAAAGGAGTGGCAAGGTGTTGATGGTGTTGTAATCCCAAACGTTATTTCTCCTTTAGAGAATAACGGAGGGAGGAAAGGGTATGCAGGAGTTATCGGAAGTATTGACCCACACAAACAAACACATTTATCTATAAAACGAGCTTTGTTAGCCGGCTACAAAAAAGTTTTAGTTTACGGTCTAATTACAGACCAGCGCTATTACATTAAGCATATTAAGCCTTTAGAAAAGAACAAGAAAGTTGTTCTTGCGGGGCATTTTGACGATAAACAAAAAATGTACGACTCAGTCGAGGAAGTGTTTCACAGCTCTAAAAGAGAAACTTACAATCTTGTCCAGTTCGAGTGTGAGAGAGCGGGCGTGAAATATAATGGGCTGGAATCCACTCTGACATCTGCAGAGGTAAAACCAGATGAAGAAATATTAAACCTATGGAAAACTCTTCTAGAGATATAACAGTTCTTTTAAATTTGTACAGGCGGGAACATTACTTAGCCGAACAAATTCAAGCTATTCGAGAACAAACTGTAAAGCCTGAAGAAATATGGCTTTGGATAAACAGAGATTCGGTCAATACTCATTTTTCTCAAGAGAAGTATGATTTAGACAAGGTCTTTAACAATGATTTTAATTGGAAGTATTACGGACGGTTTGCTGCCGCTTTAATGTGCGACACAGAGTACGTCGCAATGTTTGATGACGACACTATTCCAGGACCGAAATGGTTTGAGAATTGTCGCCATCATATGGAAAATGGTTATGAAGGTATTTTGGGGGGAGCAGGTGTTAAACTGAACTCGCAGTATTATGTTGACCATGAAAGGGTTGGTTGGAATGGAGAGCCTCCTAACGAAGAGATTGAAGAGGTTGATTTGGTAGGACACGCATGGTTCTTTAAGAGAGACTGGTTACGATATTTGTGGAGTGAAAAACCTTTTATGTGGGGAAATGGAGAAGATATTCAATTTTCTTACCTAGCAAAGACGTTGGGGGGTGTAAAAACATTTGTACCTCCACATCCTGCAAAGGATAAAGATATGCACTGCTCAATAAAAGGGTGGGAGTATGGCACTGATGATAAAGCAAGTTCTAATGGAAGTCTGATGCCTGTTGGACTCTTCTACCAACAAAGAGATTCGTGTGTAAAGCACGGACTCGATAACGGATGGGGGACAGTAAATGATATTGCTAAGCTACGGAACTAGACCGGAGTGGATTAAAATCCAGCCAGTGCTGGAGAAGTTAACTATCCCTCACAAGGTTGTCTTTACCGGACAGCACGAGGATATAGCTGTGGGAAAATACGATGAAAGACTCCACTTTCCTGATTGTGAAAATAGGTTAGATTCCGCGTTTGCTGCAGTAGCTGCTTCTAAAAATATTTTTGATGGTGTAAATTATGTTCTCGTCCAAGGAGATACCTCCTCTGCTTTAGCCATGGCTATGGGGGCTTATCATCGAAGGATAAAAGTTATTCATTTAGAGGCAGGATTACGTTCTTACAATTTCGAACACCCTTACCCAGAAGAGTTCTACCGCAAAACCATAACTAGCATCGCGTATGGTCATATCTGTCCTACGATTTATAATGCTAAAAATATAGAGAAGGAGCGTGGTCACGGTGGTGATGATGATTTGCAAGTTTTTGTTACAGGAAACACTGTGTGTGATAATCTTATAGATTTAACTCCGGAGTACGGCAACGAAGTTTTGGTTACGTTGCACAGAAGGGAAAATCATGCACGTATGGAGGCGTGGTTTGTTGCTCTGGACGCTATCGCTGCGACTAACCCTGATTTAACATTCACACTACCGTTGCACCCAAACCCTAATGTACAAAAACATAAGGATGTGCTGAAAAGTGTTAATGTTGTCGAGCCTATGCCCTACGAAGAGTTCATAAAACGATTGAGCAAGTGCAAATTTGCAATATCTGACAGTGGAGGTATTCAGGAGGAGTCAGCATTTTTACGAAAGAAATGCATTGTTTGTCGGGAGCACACTGAACGAACGGAAGGTTTAGGTGCATTCGCTCGGTTATGTGGTTCTCCGGAAGGATTGCCATTCGCCTTTGAAAGTGTAAATAGGGACTACGAAGTCGGAGATTTAGCTTGTCCATATGGAGATGGGGAAGCTTCTGGTAGAGTTGCGCAAGTATTGGAGATGTTGCATGAAGATTTTTAGCGAAGAGTTTGATAAGTTTAAAGGCATGTTAGAAGGGGGCGTAAATTTTGCATTTACGCGCTTCTCGGACGGGGAACTATTCATCATGCAAAATAAAGAAGTGCAGTTAGCTGAACAACATTTCATAACCGGGGATACGCAAGGGTTTGGGATATACCCCCCAGAAGAGCAGAAGCATTTTGTTCCTGAGGAGCATGCGTTCTATAAAGATAAGCTTGTTGAAGCTTTTCAATACAAGCACGAAAGCTACTATATTGGTCTTAGCAGTCGTAAAGATGTTGGTGATGAAGATTTTGAATGGCAGTTAGATTTAAGAGGTTCTAAGGACGAAACCAAACTTACTTTTGCTAATGTCCTTATCAACAATAATTATAAGAGGTACGTCACCGAGGTTGTTCCAATGTTTAATGATAGGGATATTCTGTTCGTAGCTAATGAGAGGGCTGATTTTTCACGCTTACCTTTTAAGCGTAATATCAGAAAGGATTTTAGAATAGGTTCTAACTGTATGATTAATGATTATGGAAAGGTTGAAGAGGTTAAATCATACATAGAAGATAATAATATTGAGGACCACATTATTTTATGTGGTGCTGCATCACTAAGCAATTATATTACACATGAATGCTTTAAAGACAATCAGAGAAATACATTTTTAGATATAGGCAGTACATTAAACCCTTTACTTGGAAAAGGTATGAATGGTTGGGTTCACACCAGAGGCTACCTAACTAGTTTCTGGCTTAACAGTGGAGATAGATATGGAACACAAATTGATGAGTGGTAATTTTTGTGACCAAGTAAGATTTGAGCCAAATAGCTGGATTCATTGGGATGCTATCAGGGCTTTAAGAAATCTAGAAGAAGTTCAAAATGGATTTTTAACCGAAGCTAGCATAACTTGGGAAGAGCAGAATGATTATATGGCAAAGCATGGCAAGAATTTTTTTGTAGCTATGTATAACACGCATGTTATTGGGTATGTTGGTGTTGTAGAGGATGATATTAGATTTTGTGTTGACCCCAGCTACCAAGGGAAAGGTGTGGGAACGTTCTTATTAGAGCGTGTTGAAGAGTTTTTTCCGAATGCAAAAGGTCGGGTAAAAAAATCTAATTTTGCTAGCATTTCGTGCTTTAACAAGAGTGGAGTACCTTACGTTTTAATAGATGACTAAGAAGATTATACACAACCCGTACAAAATTGTAAAGATGTTTGAGGAGGAAGTTGCAGCCTATACTGGAGCTCCTTTCGCTCTTTCTGTGGATAGCTGCACTAATGCTATCTTTTTGTGCTGCAAATGGTTTAACGTGAAGGAAGTTAATGTTCCAAAGCATACC